AACTACCGCCACCACCCGTTGCATCTTTTGTGCAACGCAAACCGCCAGCACCACCACCGCCGTCGCCTTGAGTACCGCCACCACCGCCACCACCAGCGACAACAAGATACTGTGCAACTAAAGGTTTATATGCGGCTTCGACTTCGTACGCCGACACATAGCCCTGCGACCTAGTGCGAGCCACTATGACCCCAGTAGCAGTTGTGCTTCTTGCTCAGTAATACCAAGTTTTGTTAGCAACGCTTCACGGGCAGCCTGTCTAACGACAAGTGCTTCAGCCTGCGCTACTGCTTCGGCTCGTTGTGCTTCAATCTGTGCAACCTCAGCAGAAGTAGCGTTACGAACTTCGCCATCTATTTGAACTTTGTATGTTGCCATCATCTACCTAACTGTTCGTGTATCCGTAAACTCGGAGAGTTCCACCTGTAATCGTTCCGCTACTTACTGTCAAAGTAAACGCCGTGTAACTTGTTGCGTTATCAAGATAACCGCCACCTGAAACATTAGTTCCGCCTGTAGCGACAGCAATATTTTCATATTGAACAAGTGTGCGACCTGCGACATTTGGTTGCTGTATTTGGATAATTGCACTTAAACCATCAGCACGACCATTACCGACCCTAACAAATGATGCAGCGTTCGTAGCAGTTTCGGTAGTAAAAGTACCTGTACCAAAAGCCTGATATGCGTTGTTGTAATAATAACCTGTTGATGTTGCACCCAAAGTTAAATCCAAATTAGGCGTAGATGAAGCAAGACCGCCCGACAAAATTATCAAATAGTTTTCGTAAGTCGCAGAAAACGCATTAGAAACCGTCACACTAGAAACGGTTGTACCAATAGTTTGTGCTGTAACCAGAACTAGTGCAGATTGAATGCCTGTAGGAACAGCCTGAACAACCTGCGCACTCGTATAGCCGTTAGGAACACCCACGATTAGACCGTAATTCTATTAACGAAACCGTGCAACATAATCACATTCGCAGTACCAGCAAACGCACGAACAACCTTCGCCGTAGCATTACCCTGCAACAACAACCCTGGAATCACAGTCACCAAACCAGCCTCAGGCAAAACAGTCAATTCAATGTTGCCATCAGGTGCATCAGCCTGACCCCACTCAATCGTTAACTTAACCGAAGAAGCCGACGAGTTCACCGCATACAACCAAACCTCATCAATCGTTGTCGTAGTAGTTGACGCTGTATGAATCGCTGTACCCGCAGTTGCCGTAGCAGCAACCTTGACAGCCAAACCCGTACCAGTAGTACCCGCTGGCTGTAAACATAATTTTGTAAAAGTTGCCATTGTTATCTCCTAATAAGTGGTTAAATCGTTCCCTATGAGAATACTGCACCTTCAACAGGGTTATAAGCCGCAACAGGTGCGCTATTAACCCATGCTGAACCATTATACGACAACAACTGTCCGCTAGAAGCGGACGTTATTGTAACGTCATCTAAACCATTTAAAGTAGTAACTCCAGCAACGACAAGACTATTAATGTAACTAGCAACATTAGTAGCCGTAATTTTTTTACTAATAGGAGTACCGTCAACGCTATCAACAACAACAAATAGGTCGCCCGAAGCCAATTCGGTCAGTGCATCAAGTTGTGTTATCTTTTTATCAGCCATTGCCAATCTCCATTAAAACAAAACCACCATCTTCTAATAAGAAATCTGTTCCATCTTCCTGTTCTAAGTTTGAAACAACAAAGTCGCCATCTGACCAAAACTCATTAGCAACATCACCCCAAGTAGAACCAGCAGCCCCAGCCTCTTTGTAGTATTGATACTGCAAACTTCCACGATACTGTAACCCAACAGTAGACCAATGAGTATACAATAAATCCGCTAGAGTGTCTCCAGCCTCAGGATACATTGCCATCAAAGCAACAAACATTTGGTCGTTAGTTTGAGCCATAACCAACTGTTTTTACTGAATCTAAACGAAACTGCTGCTCACTGGCGGCGGAAGCCGCAATCAACTCAGATAACTGCGCATCCGACAACTCAGAAACCTTACCAGAATGTTCAACCTGCAACTGAACAGGTGCAAGCCGACCAGTAGCCTGAAGATACAACTTAGCACTATTGTTATCACCATCCAAAGCACGTTGAAACAAATTATCCAACAACTGTTGAGTCCGCTCAGGACTATTCTGAGATTCCGCAACACGCCTCTCCCAAGCAGCCTTAAACGCAGGTTTCTTCTTCCAACGTCTAAGGGTAGATTCGTCAACACCCTCAACTTGAGCGTACTTCTCTTGAGAAGAAGGGACACGAGCAACACTAGGTGTACATAGCCAGTCTAAAAATTTTTGTTGTCGGGCATCCAATAATTCCGTCATCACAATAGAGTCACCTGTTCCTAATTGTTACGGGAATGTTAAATCTTTGTGACATTTGTGTAACATTTCTGTAACATTAATGTAACTTTTTAGATGAAACCCTGTTGCTGTCTAGGCTGTAACAAGATATTGAGAATGATTCTCATTAGGGAACAGCACTCTTTTTAGTAGGGGGGACTGAGGGGGGTCAGTGCCTGACTGTTAGATAGCCACCCCTTAGGGTGGCGGTTTAAGGATAGTACTATTTACAGCAAAGACAGAGGAAGTGTATGCCAAAACTACAGCGAATAGACGGAAAAGTTAAACACTATGCGTACACACCTGAAGGTAAACGTCAGTACGAACGTGATAAGGCTGCAATGAAAATGTCGCCAACAGCAAAACTGCCGCAAGATGCTGGTAGCGGTACGGGTAGCGGAACATACACACCACCGAAACCAACAGAAAAACCTAGACGTAGTTCACGTATTGTTTACGCAAATACCCCAAAACCATCTACGACTAAATCTAAAGGTCAAAGAAAAGTAAGAACTTTACCGACAGCCAAAGAGTACCGAGATAAAATGGCGTTGCGGGAAAATGTTCGTAAAGGCAAAACTAGGACTCGTAAATATTAACTATAATGGGTTACACAAAACCATCATTACGGGCAACAATCCTAGCGTCAGTAAAAGCAGGAAACAAAGGTGGACGTTCAGGGCAATGGTCAGCACGAAAAGCACAACTAGTAGCCCAAAAATATGAAGCCGCAGGCGGCGGATACACAGGAAACAAAACCAGTAAACAAAAATCTTTATCCAAATGGGGTAAAGAAAAATGGCGAACCAAATCAGGTAAACCATCCACCCAAGGACCAAAAGCCACAGGTGAACGCTATCTACCTAAAAAGGCTATACAATCATTAACCGCCGCAGAATACGCTGCAACCAGCCGCAAAAAACGTGCAGGAACCAAAGCAGGCAAACAATTCGTACCCAACACCCCCAAAGCAAAAGCAGCAGGGAAAAAAGCAAGAGGCAAATAATGGCTAAACAAAAAACAACCGCACGACAAGCCGCAACCAAAGCCTACAAGACGGCAGCATGGACACGCAAAGCAGGAAAAAACCCTGAAGGTGGACTAAACGCCGCAGGCATAGCATCCTACAGACGACAAAACCCAGGGTCAAAACTGTCAATGGCAGTAACCACCCCACCCAGCAAACTAAAACCAAACTCAAAAGCGGCGAAACGCCGCAAATCATTCTGCGCCCGCATGAGCGGCATGCCAGGACCAATGAAAGACTCCAAAGGACGACCAACACGCAAAGCGCTATCATTGCGTAAATGGAACTGTTAAACCATACAAAACTAGGGACTCCGTTCAAAACAACCCCCACCCCTGTTCAGCACAGACAAAACAGGCGGATGGTATCCGCTACCTCTATCTCGCCCTAGACTATTAGAGTCACACGTCCACGAGGGCTGCCGCCCCCCCATGCCCCCCCCCTCAACGTGTGCGGACGTGTGAGAAGTCTTACACACTAGCACTCGCACCCACATAAAGAGCCATAATGTTTATAATCTGCCCACAATTTTTGGGGTCGCACATGTGTGTGGGCGGGCAAGCGGACGTGAAGGAAGTAGGGTATTTGTTTGTTGCCTCGTATGCGGGCGGATGGTCGGGCGGTGACATGTGTTGAAGTAATTAGGGTAGTGTTGTTGGCAACGATGACATGGTGATGATGTGCTTGAGTGCATGTGCTTGGACGCATGTGTTGAAGTATTGTTGTTGTGTTGTCGTTGCTGATGACATGCTTTAGTGCATGTGTTCATGGTCGTGGACGTATGTGTTGAAGTTGTTTGTTTGTCGTTGCCGTTCGGTAACGATTACCTAGTCATGCTACGGCATGGGAGAGTGAGTGAGTATGTTGGAATTGTTGCAAGCACCGAAGCCTTTAACGGAGTTAGAGTTTGCTTTGCAGTTGAGGGCTGAGGCGAATATTCGCCGTGAAGCGGAAGTAGATGAGTTGATTGAGTTGATGAACGGTTACGCCGTTTAAGTTTTGCCCGTTTCTCCTTGTGGGCAGGGTAGCGCTGGTGCGCTTGTTGAGGTTCAATTCCTCACTATCCGCAATACGGTAGCATGTATGTCCTCGGACGTATGTGTTGAAGTAGAATATTGAATGGTGGTTGTGGCATGGTGCTACGATATTAGATGTACGTGAACGTACAGCCGTTCCCTAGAGTGGAAGGACACTTTAATGGCTAAGAAATCAACAAAGACAGCAACACCAACAATCGTAGGTCGCTTTGCGAAGATTGACAAGGATTGGGCTGTTGCGTTTTCTGCAAGTACCCCAATCAAGGTTGGTACGATTGTTACGGTTATGACCGCTGACAAGCGTGAGAAGCAAGTTCGCACCAATTCTGAAGGTGTTGTGTTGTTTGATGTGAAGTCGGGTACGGTCATGAATGAGATTTTCTACACGTTTGACCGTGTGGCAAGCAAGTAAAACCTAAAGGGGTTTATGGGTTCGGGCATGTGCCGAGTTTGTGGGGTTCATAACCTTGCCGAACCGCTAGCGTGTGTGGTAGTATCATGCACGTGGGAGATAGTGTCTCCGCAAGGTTAGTCAGTAGGGTTAGTTTCCTATAATCTGATTATGTTGTGAATCACTGCGGGTAGCGGGCTATAATACACCCCCGCTACCCGTAAAAGGATACATTCATTATATGAAAGGACAATTATGAATCCATTAAAGAAAATGGCACGTGTAAAGTGTTACAAACTTAATCGTTGGTTAGGTGATTCAATTCCCGTAGCGTTATGGCATGCGATGTTTCGTAGACATTGGGATATTGATTTGCTTGAGATGAATGATTGGTGGTTATAATGTTTAAGGTTAGAGATTTGTTGGGTTATGCGTTGGATATTGTTTGCCGTTTAACGTGTCACCGTTGGTGTCACGTTATAGGTAAATGGTCGTATGATTTATTAGACCAGCCAACAAACCAGCGTGTTAATGAACATTTCTAGGTACACGGACGTGGACGTGCGTGTTGAAGTAATAGATTTCGGTTGGCAATTCCGTCAGCCGATTAAACAAAAGCCCTAGTCGGGCAGAAAGAAAGGGTAGTGTTATGGCAGGGAAGGCTATGAATATTGTTCGTGTTGATTGCACGGAAAGAAAAGCGTATGTTTTATTGGCTAGTGGAAAAGAATATCCATACGAAATTAGGTGGTTGGACAAAAACACGCTAATTGTTATGTATAAACGTGCTTTTGGATTGACTTGGGTTGGTAAACCGATGGCGAAAACGAAAGATGAGGTTCTTGCGACAGTATTGCAAGCGTGCAACGATTGTGTTGCTCGTGGTGTAACGATGTTGCATGTTACTCAGCCAGTTCCGCCAGTTATTCCTCAGCCGTCACAACCTTCGTTTGTGCCGTCTGTGCCGACTGGTGATAGGGTTGCTAACGCTGTTCGTGACGTGATTCAGGACGCTCTGCGGTCTGTTGGCGTAGACGAAGATGCGGTGCGCAAGTTGATTGAGTCAGCATTAACGGAAGAACGTTCATACGTTAGGGAGTTGTTACGTGATGTTCGTCCGTTGGTTACTAACGTGGTTTTGCCGACTGGTGAAACTCGTCCCGTGACTGGTTTGACTCATGAGATATTCCCTAAGGTTCTTCGTGCGGTTTCTTGCGGTGAACATGTGTGGATGACTGGTAGCGCTGGTGTTGGCAAATCTAAGATTGCCCGTCAGGTTGCGGAGTCGCTCGGTGTTGCATTTAGTGCAGAGCCGTTCAATTCGCAGTCATCTAAAGCGGATATCAAAGGCTACAAGGCTATTAGCGATAACCTGTATCAGTCTACGGGGTTTCGTGACCGTTATGAACATGGTGGCGTGTTCTTGATGGACGAAATTGACGCTAGTAATCCGAATATTTTGACCGTGTTGAACGATGCGTTATCTAACGATAGCATGTCGTTTCCTGACGGTATGATTAAGCGTCACCCACAGTTTGTTGCGATTGCTGCAGCGAACACGTGGGGTAATGGTGCTACTGCAGAATATGTTGGTCGTGCCCCGATTGATGGTGCTACGATTGACCGTTTCACGATGATGCACGTTAAGATTGATGAACGCCTTGAGACTGAGTTGGTGCGTGGTACGGGTTTGAATATGGAACATGGTTCAACGTGGTTGAATATTGTGCGTACTGCACGCCGTAACGTTGATACTCATGGTCTGAAGGTGATTGTGTCGCCTCGTGCTAGTGTTGGTGGTGCTAAGTTGCTTGCTGGTGGGTTCACTTGGCAGGACGCTATTGACATGCGTTTGCTTAAAGGTGTCAAACCTGATATCGTTAGCAAGGTTATGGAATCGGTTATCGTACCCAAAGGTTCGCCAGTAGAAGTGTAACGTTCGTGACTACTAGTTCACGTTCGTATCCTTCCCTGCGGACGTGGACTAGTATGTTAAATTATTAGGGAAACAACAACTACGATTGGAGATATTATGAGACAGTTTATACATGATTATGTTAGTCCGTCAGGTACAGTTAAGACTGGCGTTTGGGTTGAAGAATATGATACACTGGCAGATTTGTTGGTGGACGCTAAAAGCAACAAGAAACGCAAGTCGTCTGATAAACGTGATAGACCTGATTGGCGTGGGTCTGATAGTTTGGACGAGGCTTGCGATTTGGGTACACGTGGTTGGCATGATATACGTCCTGAGGTTGATAAGTTGATTAACTCGTTGGATAACATCATCAGCGCAACGTTTGGTAACTTGTTTGAGACCAAGTTCAATATTACTGGCGAGTCAGGCGATATTGACCGTTATCTTATGGGTGACCCTGAGTGTATGATTGATTATGTTGATGTGCCACAAACACGCATGGGGCGTGTTGTGCGATTACTGGTCAATGGTACTGTCAATAGCGGTGTTTCAGCAGAGACAATCAAGCAACGTGGTGCGATGATATGTTCATTGGTTGATATCATTAATCGTTTGGGTGTCGGTGTTGAGGTTTATAGCGAGATTGCAACTTCTAGTAGCAACAAATATCATAGTATGCTCACGAAATTGCATGATTCGCAACAGTTGTTGGACATTGATAATTTGATGTTTGCAATTGCTCACCCGTCTATGCTTAGACGTATCTCGTTTTCTAACATGGAGATGTCTAAGTGGGAAGAAGCGAAGAAAATTATTGGTGGTAGTTACGGTTCAGCGTCTAATTGCAAAATGAAATCGCATGTTAATGCGGATATTGTAATTGATAACTTTGAGTCAGGCACTGGTGATTTTGAGGAAGATGGTATGAAGTTCATTATGTCTACGATTACAGGATTGGGGCTGGTATGATAGAATATTGGTGGTATCGTATAGCGTATTGGTTAGAGAATGATACGCCTAGTAAACGTTTGTTTGCAAAAGCGTATCAAGTGTTGGTTGCGTTATGTGTTATAAATATAATAATCAAACTACTTATGAAAGGGTGGTAATGTAATGAGTACAGTATCGGCAGTGTTATTAAAGTGTGGTTCGGGTGTTGAACCTGAACCCGTTGTAATTAATGGGTTAGAGTCAATTCAGTCGTTGGTTGGTGGCAATATTGAGGCTGTGCGTGTTTTTGCACAGAAACGTGACACTAATGAACCGTTTGAGTTGGTTGGTTATTGCGATGATGAAGGGCGAATCAAGGATTCGGAAATGAATTGGCTTGCCAGTGCGTTGTTCCGTCAAGAGATTCGTGGTAACGTTGTTGTTGTTACTGACGCTGGTGACGGTGAGGACGGCGATGTTCCCGATACGTTTGTCAAGTGGTTGATGAGCGGATTTTTGCGACGTGTAGCCGAATCCTATAATGAAGCCAGTTTCATTGCGGAAGTAATGCAGTTCGCTGTGCAAAACAATTTAGTTCCTGAGGACGAAATTATGGAAGTAATGGATTCTTTCGGTGAAGATATTGCAAGAGGTGAACAAACAGAAGAAACGATTCACAAAATGAATACGTTATTGGAAAGAATATTGAAAGCGGTTCAAGATTATAATGCGGAAGAAGATGGGGTTGAGTTGGTTGGTGAGATTGAAGATTGGCTGAAAAAAGAAACGGAGAAATAATGAAAGCGCCAGTTGAACGCAAGTTATATCCGAAAGGTTATTATGAATGTTCGTTGTGTGGGCATGGTGTGGAAATCCATGTCCGCATGACAGACAAACCTATGTGTACCAAGCATGGGATTATGCAATTATCTAAGAAACCTAACGGTTTCGGAAAGGAATCAGAATGAATCTTTATCGTGGTACGTTCAGTATTTCGTTTGATGTTTACGCCAAAGACTCAGATAGTGCAGTAGATTTGTTGTATGAACAGTTAGATAGTTCTATAACACACGGCATTAGCGCTGCGGCGTTTGGTTTACACGATGAAATAGAAATGATAAGTAAAAATATAGGTGGATTTGTTATATCACAACCAAAAAAAGGAGATAAATAATGAGTACAATTATATGGTTAGGTGAAGATATTAAAGGTTATCGTCCTGATTGGACGGACGACCAGTGTGATTATGTTATGGACGAAATTGGTACACGGTTATCAGAAGCGTGCATTGAATTTGGGCATGATATAATGGAAGGATTAATTCAAGAATTTGAGGCAGAAAACCCGACAGATTGGAAAGACGAAGTAAATGACGATTGAACAATGCGGTGTAACAGAACACGAAGAATCGTGTTTATGTGACGTTCGCCCTGCCAAGTCAGTTATGGTGTCTAAAGACGCTGTGTTTGACATGTGGCAGGGTGAACGAATAGCAGAAATCTTAGGTTATGTTAAAGGTCACGAATGGACTAATGACACAACTCTAGAGTATTTAGAAACATTATTGTATGTTCATGACCTGTGGGCGGAGTATGGCGGAATTTATTATGCCAATGAATCCGACATCGTAGCCTTACGGTTTCCTGAATCTTACACTAATTTGCATAAATGGAAACTGATTCGTGACAGCGTAATGGCTGCCGCACATCAACACCCAACGCTGCACATTATAGATATATTAAAACGGCTTAACGTTTCGTTAGAACAGTTTATCTGTGCCGTTAGTGTCAATAAACATAAACATGTTATGACCGAAGAACAGTTTCGGAACTTTAGCACACTTATGATTGACACCGAAGGAAAAAGTTATGCTGGTATTGCCCGTTTGTTCCAAACAGGCAAAACTACTATGACTTATTGGAAAAAACTATTCAGAGTTAGCAGAGACATGAAGAAGTCAAACAACAGAAAGGTATACTAGAACCATGAGAGAAAATGAAACAACAGAACAAATGAACGATAGAATACGTAAACATAAACAAAAAGTTTACAACGAAATCAAAAATGACCCTAGTGAAAAAGCCCAAAAATTATGGGCTAAGTTAAAGCAAGAGTTTCCTAATTTAGATAGCCAATCATGAAGATTGTCTATGCTGTAATTCTATTAACAGTTATATATATTCTATTACTTAATATCTAAAGGAGAAATGATGCGGGTAGATGAACTCAATAAAGTCGTTTATGTCAGACAGTCTTGGCTTGGTGACATGGCTATTTGCCCTGAACGTGCTAGACTTGGTATAGTACGTCCAGAGTTTAGAACGGGTTCAGATGCCACCATTATAGGTACAGCAGTTCATACAGGTATTGAGTCCGTACTTAATGGTACGTCCTCAAACTTTCTTGACATGTTAGATGTAGTTGCCAATGATTACGAGTCGCTGGAAACAACAAATTATAAAAAGTCTAACATTAATCAGGAAGAAATTCCGCAATATTTAGAATCAATGTCTAAAGCGTTTTATGATTCAATTTTACCTAAAGTAAAACTGGGTGGAAAAACTGAACACCCATTTAAAGTACCGTTGGGCATTGACGTTAATGGTTATAGCGTTTGGTTAGAAGGCACAATGGATTACGTAGACGAAGATGGTGTTGTGTGGGATTGGAAAACAGCAAAAAAATCCTACAGCCAGTTTAGTAAACAAAAGTCCGCTATTCAGCCAACAGTTTATACTTATGCGGTATCTCACGATACCGACATTGAACCAAAATTTAATTATGGTGTAATGATTCGGCAACTAGACCCGAAAGCACAAATTGTGCCAATTTATCGGGGTGCTGAACATTGGAATTGGTTAAAACATCATGTTCGTGGGGCGGTAAACGTAGCCCTAAGAACTGGTGTAGATAATCAATGGATAACGAATGATGAAAGTGCGTTATGTTCAGAACAGTGGTGTTCATTTTGGAGTGTTTGTAAAGGCGCTTTTAATTGCCACGACGCTGAATAAGGATATGCTATAGTTAGTTCACAACAACAAATAGATAGGAGATAGTTATTACTACAGTAAACAGAGACCAATCAATTGTTATTCAGGTTGCAGGTAAAATCGCTGCCGATATAACACCCAAGACAGATGATGTTCAAATGAATATTGCCAATTTTGTCTTGGCATTAGACGCAACGGTAGACGCATTGTTTACCAAAATGGGTATGACAGGCGAAGCACCAACGCAAGAAGAAATGTTGGTTCAAGCGTTTCCAAATAGCCAAGTAGTAACACAATCAACACAACCAGCGTTTCAACCAGCGCAAGGCGGTCAAGTTCGTATCAAAGGTACGCAACATGGTCCAATTCCTGCATGGTTGCACACTGAATGTGCAAAGAAGGGCGTTACCGAAGTTTGGGATAACCGTGACGGTTTAGCGGTCAACCCTAAGCGCCCTTGGTTCAAATCCACTACAGGTACAGAAGCGTTTTGGGAACCACGAGTTAGGCGGTAACCTGTGACCGACCCCGATTATGTGGGTCGTTGGGCAAAGTTGGGGCGTGGGGAAATTCTTCCCACGCCCGACTTGTCTACCGCACCTTTAGCGTATTACACACCATTACACAAAGCCGCAGATGATTATGTTCACTGGGCGCAATCACCACAAGAAAGAATCTATCTAGGTTTTCATGAGATAGATGCACAAATGCGTGGCATTGCACCGTCAGAAATGTGTATTATAAACGGTTATAGCCATAGCGGTAAAACGTTGGCGTTGCTACAGATTCTTGTAGCCAACAAAGACAAACGTGTAATCTATTTCTGTCCCGATGAGCCACGCACTTTAACGTTAATTAAGTTGGCTTGTGTTACTCACGGCATTGACGCAAACGTTTTAGAAACTCGCATTGCTGAAAACGACAGACAATCCATTGACTTATTGCGTAATACGGCATTAGAACATTTTCCGAACCTAGCAGTGTTTGACCAAACAGTGTCTCTCATTGAAATGGAACGTGCTTTGTCTGAATCAATAGACGTATTGGGTGACCCACAACTAATCGTTG